ACTAATCATCCTGATCCATCATCAGCATGACCACTGCCACCAGTGCAAATATCACAAATCCTGAACACAAGAGTAGTACAACCCAAGCAACTGTCTCTAGCATGATGTCCTCCTAAAGTTCTAATTCTAATTGCCTGCTTTGTACAGGGCTTTTTTGCCACCAGTGGATTCGCATACGCATGGCTTTGACTTCGTTGTATTTGAGGTAAGGGATCTTGGTCTTCTTGTCGCTCTCGTCCTCATATGTACGGCGCTCCAATGCCGCCCTGAAGCTGGTGGGCTCCAGCCCAATCATGGATGCGTAAGCTCTGAACATTGACTTGTCACCAAAGAAAAAGTTGAGCGATCCAATTGCATGGTGGTTCAGGTTGCAGTTGTGCCTAAGCTCTTCGTCGGTGGGGATCATGCACAAGTCTTCTATGGCCATAGCGATCACGCCTGCGACTAGATGTGCCGCACTGCGTGTTTCCTCTTCTATGCCCTCCTGTGTGCTTATGAGGTCAATCATGTTTTTTTTATCCCCATCGCTTTTGCAAAGTGGTTGTCATAGCGATTACGCATCTCTTCTAACGTAGCGGCGGCGCCTGCGTTCTTTTCCAGCTCAGCAACCCTATCAGTCAGCACGCGCACCAGCTCAGTCAGGATAGCAACCTCTGCCATTAGTTGTTCTCTGGATGGTTGCTTCATGTCGCGCACATAGTCTTGCTTGATGCGAGACTCCATCTCTATGCGGTTGAACTCTTCGTCTTCTGGTGTCATATATGCCCCTTTAATTCTGCTAGCTTTTTTTGCACTTCCCAATTGATGATGGCCTGCACTTCACGGTAGCTGGTGAAAGAAAAATAGTTTTCTGCATCCAAAAATGTTTTAACCGTAGGGGTGATGTCGAGCCCATGCTGATATGCTTGGGCTTCTATCTTATTGGGGAATAATTTGCCGTCGCTTGTAGCGTAGGCTTCCATAGGCGTTATTTCAGTCATTACTGCCTCTGTGTTGGTATACGGTTACGGATAGCCTCGCCCAGCTTCTCAATGTCCACGCATTCGTCGGCTAGCTTGGCGCACTCTTCACGCTCGATCATGATGGCGCGCTTGGTCGTCTCGATGGCCACCGCCATGATCTCTGCTTTAGCTATTGCCAGTTCACCGTCAAACTCTTGTTGTGTGAAAAACTTCACATGTTCTTGGCCAAGTAATTGGCGCGCAAGTTGGCTTGTCTCTTTCATTAACTTCTCCAAATAAATAAATCAAAAATGATTGCAATTACCGCGACCACAAAAATAACAGCCATCAAGATTCCAAACTCGGATGGCTTCTTGTGGAACGGCCCCTCGATCACTGGATTCTTTTCCACGTTACGTGGGAACACTTTGGTGGTTTGATTAAGCATGGGTTTCCTCCTTTGCTTTGATGTTGCCGAGCGCAACCTGCTCTTTATACGCGAGTAGCACGTATTCGTCCATGGTGGTTTCAATGACTCTTTCAGTGCTCTCATTGAGGTCACCGTAGCGCATTACTTCGCGCAAACCGTACAGCTTGAACAGGTTTGCAAACTCGCGTGCGCGGTTCCACAGTCCGTTGTTGTACAGGTCGTAGTACGCGTTCACAGCCTTGCGAAAACGCTCTAGATGCATGTTCTTTGTGCGGCGGTAGGGTACGGCACCCACCATAGGAATAATCGCCTGCAAAGCCTTAGATTCCTCGTTGTAACGACCTCTGTCGTCCCAGTATCGATTAGACATATTCAACCTCATAAAATTTAGAAATAATCTTGCCAAGCACATGCATTGGCTCTGTGTCACTGGCGCCGTACTCAGACATGCGATCCATGAACTTGTCGCAGGCGCGCACAGCTTCTCTGAAGTCTTCTGTTGTGTTGAGAACCTGAGCTACGTTTAGGTTCAAGAAGTTGGCGGCATTGCTACTGCCCTTCATGTTGGTGTATAGATCCCAGTCTTCAGCAGTTAGCTCAAGTCTGATGTGTTTTGATATGGTTACGTTTTTCATTTAATTCTCCCAAACGATTAAACAGCCTGCGTTTTCCCACTCGCAGTACAGGCCATGCTTCTTCATGATTTCTTCCAGCTTAGGGCTGGTGTTCTCGCCCTTCCAGCGGCCATCTGCGTAGGCGTAGTAGTCAGCCCACTTGTATGACTCTGGATCCTCAGCGCTAATCAGGAATCGGCCTTCATAGTCGCTACGCTCGAACACTGGGCAACCCAGCTTCTTAAGTTCATTGAATGCTTTGATAAATGCGCGTTTCATGTTGTGCTCCTTACGCGTAGGCTTCTAATTGATGCTCATACTTACCATGACCAACATGCTTGGTAGTCAGGTAACCCATACTTGTTTTGCTACAGATGGCGCCGTGGTCAACCACCCAGCCAAAGTTTCCAAACGTACAACCAAGCTTGGTAGCTTTTCTCTGGTGTGCGTTGCGCAATAATGTGTACTGATAATTTGTCATGGTGTGTTCCTAATTTAAAAACGTGTTGTCTCTGACAGACTCGTAAATATCCAACAATGAGATGTATTCGCCATAAGCCATGACGCGATCAAAATCTGTTTTATCTTTAATTTGGTTTGTACCGTTAGTGGTAACAAAGCCCCACATCTCTTCCATCTTTGCAATTTTTGTTTCTAATGCATTGATTAAGTTTTCTTTGCTAAATCGAATCATGTTGTGCTCCTAGTGGGGGCCGAAGCCCCCGATTGATTAACCTAAACAGAAGATGTCGTTGATACCAACCAACGGGCCATGGGTGCTGATAGAGTGCTCGACCTGCTTGATGGTCGGAGTCATCAGCATTGATGCGTCGATGCCTTGAGCACACATCTTTTCGCCTTCATACCATTGCACTTCAACCATGTTGGAATCTTTGAACACATGTGTAATGGTTCTTACTTGGGCATGTAAAAAGTCTGATGTAACTACCAACATGCCTTCGTACATATCTAATTTTTTGATCTTGCGGTTCATGATCGACTCCCTTAGTTAGACAAGGCTTCGGTGGTGGCAGACATGATGTCTTTGGTGATCTTGGTGTGCTTAGCAACCAAGTCAGCAGGAGCATTCAACTCCTTAGCTACAGCAGACCATGCTGTGCTTTTCTTTTCTGGAGTGTGCTTGACGATGGTGACGTACATAGTGCCAGCGTAGGTGCCTGCACCGAGCAATTTGATTTGGTCTTTTAAAGACTCTGCTTGCTCTGTCAATGCTTCGATCTGGTCTTGGATTAAACCGAGTTGGTCTACGACCTTGAGTGCTGTGGATACTGTCATGATAATTTCCTTTAAGTTGATGAACCCGCTTTCTGTTGCGGTAAAGGAATGTTAACAGGAAATTAGAGTTTGAAACACCCTAAACAGACTATTTTTCTAAGGAAAACCCTAATACGCACCCTTAGTTTGTATACTTGTGTTTTCAGTTTTGGTTTATGTAATGAATGACGTTCTCAATTGTTTTATTGAGGGCATCCAATTCGTCCATCTTTGCAATAGCCCATGCACGCTTCTCACCATGCCAGCCCATCTTTGAGCCTTGGTGGCAGGACTTGCACAGGGCAACAACTGTGTATTGCCTATGCTGTTTTACGTGGTGTGCATCGCTTGGGCCAGAGGCATCGCATACGGAGCAGGGCATAAGTTTCACCAAGCCCACGTATGCGCGCTCCTTAGCAGTCATGCTGTTATTCATCGTATTCCCACATGATGATTGGCGTCGATAGCCCCATGTAGGCGCCCTCGATGTTGAACGCGATCCACTCTATGGCCTCCTCATCCGTCATGCCTTCGTCCATGAATATTTCCATGAGCTTCTGGCCACTGTAGATGAGGGTTTCAACACGCTGGTTGCCTTGCCATACAGAGGCGATGCCTGCTATGGCTTTGTTGTACTTCTGGCCTGTGATTTTTAAGAGTTGCTCTTCCATTACGCCACCGACCTATCCATGAGGCGGTTAGAAGCCTCCAAAGAGCGCCAGACCTCTACGCGTGCCTGTGCTGACACCAACCCCCAGCGAAAGCCTTCTGCGACCTCTACGGCCTCTTTCAGGGCTTGTAGGTGCTCTTCGTAGGCAACGTCAGCGTAGGCTTCCATTTCCGCCGTAGCGGCTGATCTACAGCCATTGGCGAGGGCTTGCTTCATGAGCTTGGCTTTGAGGGTCTTACGGTACTCCTCCATGTACGTCAGTTCAGCCTTTGCTTGGGCGTACTTTTGTCCATGGGTGTATATGTAATCAACTGCATCATTTATCTGTTTTTGGTTCATATCGTTCTCCTATGATTCTTAAATTTTCTAAGTGTCTGTGATAGCCAGCGATTTCGCCAGCTTCGTATCCAATGTCAAATGCATTGATTGCTAAGTTAACGGCGTTCTCTTCTACGCCTGCGCTTCTTAAAAGCGACACCAAGTCGTCTTTGGTCATAGTCCATACCTCGCTAATAAAGCCGCATCCGCCAGAGCTTGCCCCTGACCCTTCTTATCCAACTCACGCCAGTGTGGCCACATTTGTATAGCCAACGACCGAGCCGCATCTTTGTCCTTGTTTGTCAAGTGCGCGCGCATCTTCCACATCTGTGGAGTGACGTAAGTCACAGGTATCTCAAACGCACCTAGTACGCCTGCAATAACACCGCAGGAATGTCCAAAGCTGAACATACTGGCTACGCCTTGCTTAGGCATTGCGTGCACTTGCTCGACGTATGCAAATATCTGGCGGTAGCTCTGGCCATAGCCGCGAAGCAGTGCCGCCAAAGCAACTGCGTTTACGCGGTTCTGGGATCCAATCTTCATGGTGGGCATCAAAGCCCATTCAACGGGTATGTTGTCTTCCAGCACGACTATCGCGCCAGAGATCCCCGGGTCAATTCCTATGCGTCTCATTTTTTTCCTTTAAGTTGTATCCAATCACACCTCTGCAAAACAAACTTTAACGCTGGCTGAGGCTTGCCCTTCTTGTCAACAATTTTTGGGCAAGTCCCAGATTTGGTGTCAAAGAGCCTGCACTCAAAGCATAGGCGCCTGTCGTCTTGTGGATCTGCATCACGCTCAAACAGTTTGTCCGCTAAATACCATGCCGCTTCAGGGGTAAGTCCAGCATCCATAAATGCTTTTGACCGACTGCTGTGCTTGGCCGTAGCCATTTCAATTTCTTCTTCAGTCATGCTTGTCCCCTTGCTCTGATTGCTTTTACGTAAGCCAACAACATTTCTGCAACCCAACTCTGCATTGCTGGGTTATCTTTTAGTCCACCTAAGTCTGTTGTTTCTAATAACTTTGCACACGCCTCACGCTCAAGAGCGATTGCTAAATCAACTGCTTTCTCAGCCGCTTTCATTGCGGCATCAGTTAATCGCTCACGCTCACGCTCTGCTACCAGTTTGGCAAAACGGTTAAATTGTTCTATTTGGCTTTCAAAAGAATATTTATGAAAACCTGCCTGTCTAGCCATCTCAATGATTTCATCTTGTGTCATGCTTCAGACCTCGCTTTCAGCATTGCGTCTGCCGCATCGTAAGACAACCCACCAAGTTCTCGCCACGACAAGTCTCGGTTAGATGCTAATAAACCTTGCATAGCCTTAGCCGCAAAGTAATCACGCAAAGTCATGCCTTCTTGCGCAAACTGTGAAGTACCGCTATACGGTCTTGGAAATGCTGGTATATCTTTCATTGAAATATTCCTTTAATTGTTTGAAGTACGTAAGCCTTTTCAGACTTGATGATTTCAGCGTTTGACTGCTGAATGCCTAAGTAGTGCTGATAAGACTGCTTGTCAGAGTCCAGCATCTCCATCTTTTGCTTTAGCTCTTCACCGTCTTTGACAACCTGAAATGGATCGATGGCGTAGCCGCTCATCTCGATCACCAAATTGCAACGACTGTCGTAGAACATCAAGACGTTATTCATCACACACTCATAGAATCGATTGGCCATGAAGGCGTAGTTTGTGTGGGTATGCTCGTCCTCTAGGTAAATCGAATACTTGTAGTCCTTCAGCCTGAGTCCAATAGGCTCAAACATGTCAGCCTCTTTTTCCGTCCACATAATCTTCTCAATAAACCGAGCTTGTATTCCAGCGTCTTTGTACTTCAGGTGGTTCTTTAGAGATGAACTCAGTACGTAGTTAACGCCGTTGTAATTCAGCATATCTTTAATTCTATGTTTACGGAACGTGCCGTAATAGATGATGTCGCTCTTATCGACCGTAGCTGTACTGTAAAACGCCTGCTCGTCAAACACCAGAGTGTTCAGGTTTACTGTGTGCCAGTCTTTGATCCAGTCGTTCAAAGTCAATCCGTTTAGCTTCTTGCGCAGGATCCAACCGCGATAGCCTTCGCGTGGGTTATTGCAAATCATGTGGTACTGCTTGTGGTTCATCAAGAGCCACTTGCGCAACAAGATGCTGTCCTCGATGTCGTGGTCATTGACCAGCCAGTACATCTCAGCGTTGGGGTTGTTGTTGAGTATGTCGAGGTACTTGTTGTACTTCATGTACGGCGAAGAGTAGGCGCAAATAATCTTGTCGTAGCTCTTCTCCATAGCCTGCGGTATCTCAGACTCGTGGCTGACAAAATCACACCCAAGGTAATCTCGCAAAATTAGCGAGTTCTTAACGTGAACGATCGATGTAACCGCATCCGCCGTCATTCTTTTCTCACACGATTCAATGATTAAAGTTTTCATATCTTTCTGCTCCCACAACATCGTGGTGATCCGACTATAACAGGAAATTACAGGTAATAGTTAAAAAAAGGGGTCACCCCCCCTGTACTCCTTATTACCTTATTAAGCCTTTCTTAATTCCTGTTTGACTGCTTTCTGGTGGACAGACTCAGCCCTCCCACAGGGGGCTAAGCCTTCACATGTTTCTGCTAACTGGAGCCACATGACCCGACAGCCGTTCGATGTTAGGGCGCTATCTTCGCCACCCATGCCTCTATCTCAACATCTATCCCGTAGTAGAGGTGTCCCTGTATCGCTACCGCCAGTGCGCGTCCGATACAGCGGTCGTGTGAAATGCAAAAAGCCGTTACTACTGCACTGGGTCGTGTCCTCCTTTGAGGGGAGGCCAATGCATGAGTAACGGCTTTCAACTGTTGTACACGACTACAACAGTTTTTATTATACAGACATTTCTAATTTGTTTGTCAATACCTTTTTGCGGAGATCCATAACTTTCTTTACAACTGCCATCAAGCCTAGCTTGTCGTGCATGTCGTTGGCGTCGTAACCGACCTCATCGGCCATCGTCCAAGGTAGGCCAGTCTCGATCGCTGACTTCTCGCCAGTCTTGCTCTCGTCGTTATCAGCGAACACATAGCGATCGCCTTTGACTTGGCTGGCCACCTGCACCATGTTTGATGCTGAGAAGCAAACCACCACCGCGGCGTTAGAGCCAGTGCTACGCAGGGCTTTGTGCAAGGATAAACCTGTGGCATACCCCTCGACAAACCATGTCTCTGGCGCCTCTTTGGAGCCCATGTACAGCACAGCATTCTTAGCACGCATACCGTGGAGCATCTTCTTCTCATACTTGCGGTTTGGCATGTCCCAATAGATTTCCTGAAAGCCTTGCAACTTGTCAGTCACCACGTTGCGCATAGGCACCAGTAACTTGCCACCCATCACATAGCCCTGCATGTCCGAAAAGCCTTTGATCTCTAAGTAGGGATGCACTTCCATCTTTGCAGTACGCAAAAGAATATCCGCACGATCTGCGGCCATTTCGTATGAGCGATCACGGTCAGAGTTAGCCGCCTGACGTTTAGCCGCCCATGCGCGCTTGTCTTCGTCTGTCCATGGACGTGTAGATTCATACCAGCACACTCTTGCTTCTCCTGACCAATTAAACACCCAGCCACGGTCGCCATCCCAAAAGAAGGCGCCGTTAGTTGAGCGTGGTTTCTCTGTTGTGCCACAGCGGCGAATACGTTCGGATGGGTACAGGTGAGACTGGTCAATCTCTACGCCGTGGCCACGTGCAAAGTCAATAAAGCTCATCTGTAACCTCGCGCCTGTGAGTTGGCAACGTAATCCTGTTTTGTTTCAAAAACTGGATCATGTATATCATTAAAGTAAACAGTGTCTCCATCAAAACGTACTGTACTTCCACGATACGTCCACACCCATTTTTGTATAGCAGTTTTAGTAAAAATAAAATCACGCCCAAGATTGGTTAGAACCCATTCGCCCTCGGTTCTGGTTCTGGAGGCCAGTTCCCAGTAACGTAACTTTTGAAAGTTAGTCCACTCTGTGCGAGAAATTTTAAGATCACGCAAGCTGATGGGGCCACCGCCTGAAGCGTATAACTCATACAAACCGTTGGCTAACCCTTTGTTAAAAGTGTGGCGGTACTCTACCATTTTGGCTTGGCAGTGTGGGCAGTATTCAACTTCTTTACTCATTTCTTAACCGCCTTCTTGTATGCCATGTTCATCTGCAATATTTTGTTTTGCACATTACGTGTGATCTCTACTGCTGGTGCAGTACTGAATTTCCAAATAGGGTCGTAGCCTGCAATTTTCTTGAACAGGTGATACGCACGCCCTTGTTGCTTCTCAGGCTGGCTATGCTCTCTTGCATAACGTACAACCTGATGCCATAGGTGCTCAGCGTTGTCAGCAAGTTTCTTTTTGTTCTTGCCTTCACCGATAAATATCTCAGACATGATGCCGTGGGCGGCGTCTTCCATAGCCTTAGCAGGACGCTCATAGCCACAGCCCATACAGCGCTTGGTAAAAGGTTTGTACCCACACTTAGGGCAACCCTTCATCTCTTTCTCTTCGTCTTTACGGATCTTTTTGTCGAGCTTCTCACCGTCGTCTAGCTTCTCAAGACCATTAAAAAACACGTCAGTAAAGTCTTCAGCAAAGCGAATGATGTTGCCTGAAAAATCCAGCAAGTAGCAATCCTTCTTGCCCTCATGCGACCTCAACCCTCTACCCCACATTTGGATGGCCGTAGACAGCGACTTACGCAGAGGGCGTGCATCACACACACAACCCACGTCAGGCACGTCAAAGCCCTTTGCAAGCGCCTCTACAGAGATAAGAACCCGTAGATAGCTATCAGGCTTGCGGTACTCTTTTAGGAGGTCTTCACGCTCTTTGTCGGTGGTGTTAGAAGTAAACACCGCGGCCATGACGCCTTGGTCAATAAATGACTTGGCTAACTCTTCGCAGTGCTTGATCGTTGCACCAAACACAATCGTCTTGCGGTTCTCAGCAAACTTCACCCACTCTCTAACAACGTCACCCACGATACCCAATTCGCGCTCTTCAGCGGCCTTGTCTGTCCACTCACCGCCTGCGGTAGCCGCGCCTGTCATGTCTGGCTTTGTGCAAGAGAAAATCCGCATAGGCACCAACACCCCTGACTCTGTCAGATCGTGCATCGTGGTAGCGTTAATCAGGTTTGTGAATATCTTGCCCAAGCCATTAGAGAATGGCGTAGCAGATAAGCCAATGATGGCCGCACCGCTCTCCAAAGCGTAGTCAGTCCAAACCTTGTACTGCGTGTGAGCTTCGTCCACCACCAATACGTCTAGCTGTGGCCAGTACTCTCGCTTGGCGATAGTCTGCGCAGAGGCAATCTGCAACAGCAGGTCAGGCATACGCCGCCAGTGGTTCGCCTGTATAACGCCATGCTCCTTCAGCCCATAGCCGTCGGCCACAGTAGAGGTCTGGTTTATCAGCGTGGTGCGGTCACACAGGAATACTGCTCTTTTACCCTTTTGTAATGCTTCATTACAAATTCGTAATCCAAGGTAAGTCTTGCCAGCACCCGTAGGCGCCATGATCAACTGTCGTTTGTGGCCGTCTCTGAAACCCTGACGCAGGGCTTCGTGAGCGGATAGTTGGAATGGTCGTGGTGTTGGAAAGGTTGTTCCATCATCACACCGACTTGGTGCTAGGACTGCGTTCATTTTTGTGCTTTATAAAATTTATCGAGTTGTACTTGTTGCTTCTTGCAAAGTTTGATGCATTCGCTCTTCTCACGCATGATGGAGGCTAAACGCACTTCTTGTTGGGCTAGTAAAAAGTTCAGGCGCTTGATCTCTGCATGAGCTACTTTGAGCGGCTCGTCAGCTTCTAACAGCTTGTTGAGGGCTTCTAGGTCAGCCTGCATGGCTAAGTCATTTGCTTTGAGTTCGTCGTCACTAGGCGCGTTGCCGTCCAAGATAGAAGGCTTTGGCTCTGGTGGCGCGGTGATGGCTTGCTCTTGCTGTTCCTTGGGCAACTTGGTAATTTGAGCGCCACGCTTTAAACTGATCTTGCCCTTCTCTACAGCCTCAACGACAGCCTTGTCGCCCTTAGTCAAAATAGTCTTAGCCTGCTGGATCGTTCTTGTACTTGTCCCAGCCATCTCAGCTAACTCTTCGTTTGTTTTTTGGGGTGAACCCAGTTCACCCCTAGAAGTTTTCTTGCTAGGAACCCATTCATTGAGTTTTGTATAGGACATTGCCTTTTGGCTTTTGGTAATGCTTCTACGCTTGCCGTTGTGGATACGCACAAACTCACGGGGATCAATGTCTTCTGCCAATTCAACTTCTGGGCATGGCATGCCAAGTTCGTTAGCCGCGGTGTATCTATGCCAACCATCTAATACTTCATCTTCAAAAATAACAATAGGTACCTGAACACCCATGTCCTCAATACTGTCTTTTGTCTCCTGAAACTCCTCATCCGTCATGGGTGGGAATGCTTTACTCAGGTAATGTTGTAGTCTCATTTTTTCTCCAATAAAAAAGCCCTAGGCGAGACTCTCATTCTTGTGGAATGTTGGCGGACACCGAGTAGGTGCAGAGTCCCGTCTAGGGCTTACTCTAAAACGCCGCCAAGCGTTGAAAAACTATATCACGAAAACAAATCTGGACGAAGTTCTTTTTTCGTAACTAGCTGTTGTGTTGCCTCTTCAATCCTCACACACAGCAAAGGCGATGCGCGCTTCTTACCGCTCATCAGTAGGGAAAGCCACGTAGGTGTGATGCCAAGGTGCTCGGCCATCTCCAGCTTTGCTCCCCTTGGCTCTGTTGAAAAATATTCTGTCAGAGTCATTTTTGTCCTTATGGGTGTTGGCAGTGCGACTCACATAAAGCAGTGTTTCCGTCTTTAGTATTTGCACAACACGTAAAGGTGCGGCGCTAACCCGCATTACGCACTACCAACAATTGCATTCTACGACAACTCTTTGTTAGATTCAATTGACGCGGCGTTTTAATTATGTGTTATAGTTGCCGTGCGGTATGTACCGTTTAAGGAGCTTTATATGAGTTTTTACGTAGAAGATAAAGGTAATTTTGAAGCTACCCCGTCAGGGATGCATTTAGCACGTTGCTACCGAATCATTGATTTGGGTACGCAAAAATCGGAGTACATGGGTCAAATCAAGTACCTCCACAAGATCATGTTGGGCTGGGAAATACACGGCACCAATGATGATGGAACCCCCCTCAAAATGCGTGATGGTCGCCCATTTGCCATATTCAAGAACTACACGTTGTCGTGGTCTGAGAAGGCTACCCTGCGTGGTGACTTGCAATCGTGGCGTGGTAAGCCCTTTACACAGGAAGAGATGCGTCGCTTTGACCTCAAGACCGTACTGAATGCTTGGTGCATGCTGAACGTTATTGAGCGCGCAGGCCAAGACGGCAAGATGTATGTCAACGTCTCTGGCGTAACCCCAGTTCCATCAATGATCAAGAAGGGCGGTTTGCCTGAAGCGGTCAACAAGAACGAACTGTTTAACCTAACTGATCCAGACATGGCGATGTTTGAGACGTTCAGCGACAACCTCAAGAAGAAGATCCAGTCTTCGCCTGAGTGGGAGAAGCTGGGTAAGAAAACAAAGACGGTTGACGACATAGCTCCAAAGGCGCCTGCCACGAGCTTTGACGAAGACGACAGCGATATTCCCTTCTAGGAGATAAACATGAAATACATAGCACTCTTGGCGGTGGTGCTTGTTGGTTGCTCATCTGGCAACCCATACCCCACCCAACAACTAATCATTGATAAACAAGTCTCAGCAATGAGTCGTCAAGAAGTTATCAATGCCATACATGACTGCCAAGACAACAATCTTCGCGCAGTTATGGTGACTGGAAAAAAAAACACAAACGGTCACATTGCCGATGTAATTACAGAGGTTACGTGCGCGCCTCGGTATAAGTTTTAGGAGAACACTATGAAGATTGCGACCATCACAAAAACAAACGATGGAGAAATAGAAGTTAAATTCTCAAAGGAATTTAAACATGACGTTGATTTCCACCTTGTAATTAAAGATGTTCTGAAGATTGAGGGTATTTTGCGAGATCAATTATTAGAAATTTTAAAAACAAGGATTGAAGAAAGATGACAACAATAATTGCACGATCAGCAGAGTCGGTTCATTGGTACGGCCAAGATGGCTCACCACAGTACACCGTCAAAGCAAAAGACGGCTCAGACCGTCCTACAACGCTCAGAGACGCACGTAAGTTCAACTTGGTACCCTCGGTTACCACCATCCTAAAAGTCTCGGCAAAACCCGCCCTAGACGTGTGGAAGAACGAACAGTTGCTTCTTGCGGCGCTGACCTTACCCAAGGTCGAGGGGGAGACAGAGAAAGAGTTCATCGCACGCGTTGTGGCGGACTCCAAGGAAACGGGCAAACGTGCCGCAGAAGCAGGTACCCGTATCCATGAGGAGATAGAGAGCCACTTCGCTGGCAAGAAGTCTACTCGTGGCATCAAGGTGGAAGAGGCTCTGTTTGATCACTTCAAGCTAGACCCCTTCCAGCCTTGGTTGGTTGAGCGTTCATTCTCTAGCCCACTAGGGTTTGGCGGCAAGGTTGACTTGTACTGCAAGCCTGACAAAGCCGCCCCCTATGGCATCGTGGCTGACGTCAAGACCAAAGACTTTGCGCCAGATGACAAGGTAGAAGCCTATGACGAGCATCTGATGCAACTCTCAGCCTACCGCTATGGCTTGGGCATACCTGATGCACGCTGTGCAAACGTGTTTGTATCGCGCACGCATGAGGGCTTGGTCAAGATCGTAGAGTGGTCTGAGGAAGACCTAAAGCGTGGTTGGGAGATGTTTCAGCATCTGCTCAGCTATTGGATTCTTAAAAACAAATTTGGAGCTTGATATGAAAATCAATTTGCAATTACATGTAGAAGAGTTTGAATTTATAAAAGTAGCTATTCAAGAAAAAACCAAAAGTCTTATTGACTACATGGATGGATCAAGAAAGATAGCTTTAGGCATTGAGCGAATGAATGAAGAATATCTTAAGGAGCAAGCTTCTAGCATTGATGAAGAAGAGTTTGAAAAAGAACTTGAGAAAGTTACTGGCAAGAAAAAATCAGAATTTGCCTATCGCAAGAAGACAAACCAAGCGCCATATGGTTTGAAAAAAGATGGCACGCCTAAAAAGAAATCAGGTCGTCCAATAAAGGAGCACTTCTAATGACACCAGAACGCATCAATGAAATCTTCCGTAGCATTAACTTGGAAGAGAACCATAACTTCCTTGAAGAGGATCTAAAGCTAATCGCTGAAGCCTATGCAGAGGAAGGCGCCAGACAAGAGCGCGCAGGCTGTATCAAGGTGGTTACTCAGTTGAACCGAGTGGTCGGTGAGAAGCTAGCTGAGGTACGCGGAAAATGATGTCAATCGTTAAATTCTGGGTATTTTGCTTTTCTATCGTTTT